CAGGTAGTCAAGGAAGTTTTATTTTAACATAAAATCTAATTGAAATATATTTATTTAAAATAAAGGAAAAACAATATGGGATATTTAAACAATTCAAGTGTAACGGTAGATGCGATACTTACATTGAAAGGACGTGAACTATTAGCAAAGGGAGGCGACGCATTTAATATTACACAATTTGCATTAGCAGATGATGAAATTGACTATACGTTATGGAATCCATTAGATGGTCGCGGATCTAGTTATTATGGAAGTATTATTGAAAATATGCCGATTACAGAAGCAATTCCAGATGAAACACAAGCTTTAAAATATAAATTAGTTTCATTACCAAAAGACACAACTAATATTCCTGTTGTAACAGTTGGTAATAGTTCAATAATATTACCAGGGCCTGGCACTAGTGCAGTTATAGCACCTAATACTGCTAATTTGCAAGGAGGTAATGCAAATCTAGGATATACTGCTATATTATCTGATTCGTCTGTCGCAGATATTCAAGTCTCAAAAATATTAACAAATAATCCTCAATTTGCTACTGGAGTACTTCCTACCACTCCGAGTTTTATTGGTGATAGCGAAGACGCACAAAGTGTTGCATTAGTTGGATTAGAATTTAGAATTATTGCTAAGACATTAATAGTAGAATCTAAAACTGCAACAATTACAATTGTAGGAAACGAGACAGGTGGGTCTGCAACAATTAATTTAACAGTAAATAAAGCGTCGACTGCAACAATACCAAATGCGGCATCATAAAAAAGTAAATATGAAAAATATTAAACAACTTAAAAAACAACAAAAAATTGGAGGTACTCCAAATCGTCCTGTACAACCTATTGTGTCGCCTGTAACAGATGCGGCGACTAATACGGCAACGGTACCATTAGTAGAAGTACAAAAGTTAGCCCGGGCTTTAGCAGATCAAATTATTGCTGAACGAGATCAATCCCAATTATTATCTAGAAATGGACGTGTATTTACAAAATTCGATCCTATAAATGATATAATTGATAATCAAAATGAAACTGTTACTGCAGGTGTATGGAGTGATAATCTAGCTAGTTTAACTACGTATTTCACTGCTTCAGATCAAACAAATTCACAACGTCAATATTATGTTGATACCTATCAAAAAGATCCTGCAGCTACCGGGAGTGCTGTACAGTTTTCTGTTGCATATGGCAATGCTTTAGGTAGTGGTTCAGATTCAGCTGGAGTTGGAGCAAATATTGCATCAAAAGCAGTATATTCACAATATCGACAACTTTTATTAAAACCAAATGATAGTAGATTTACTACAGCTGGAAGTGGTAGTACTGATTCTATATATGTTGTTAATTTTAAACGTAACCGATTAAAAGAACGATTAGATGCTGGTAATTTTGAATTGCCTTTAAGATATATGTCGGCATCATTAGATGCTAATGCAACTGGTAGTAATGTAGCAGTTAGTAGTAGTGTAATTGTTTCATTAATTGATGATTCGGGATTAGCAAATGCAAATGCTACGCCAGCTGGTAATGTATACAATATTGTTTCTGGATCTATTGCGGGAGGAATTTATAATTCGTCTGCGCCTGTTTATTATGGATTAGCATATCCTGATTATGGTACATTAGTATTAGACGGCAAAATGTTAGATCAACAATTGAATTTTCAAACTAATACTGGTTCTGATTCGGAAGGTAATAATCATTTCCGATTATTTCATTCCGTGTCTGGGTCATCTGAAATAACAAATCCAGTAACAAGTGACCCATTCGGATTCCTTGCAAGGAATTCAGAAAAAATTACTAGTACACATTATTTTGTTAGAATTAAAAATGCAGAATATAATTTTTCTAATAATCCATCATATGTTACAGGAAGCGATGGATTGTTACGAGAGTCTACTTTTATTAATGATCCTAAAACTTATATTACAACAGTTGGACTATTAAATGATTCACAAGAATTATTAGCAGTAGCTAAACTTTCGAAACCATTATTGAAATCATTCCAGCGAGAAGCATTGATTCGAGTTAAATTAGATTATTAATATTTTATTAGGTATTTGAGCCTCGTTATATTTATATTAAATATAGCGAGGTTTTTACTATTATGTCCGAGTCTAGAATAAATGACACTACTATATATGAAGGATTATATCCAACGGTATTTAAAAAGATAGATACTACGGATATTCAAATCACTCCATTTCAAGCTAATAAAACTTTTACAGTTGTTAGTGGTAGCCTAACAAGTAGTATGTTACCTTTACAAGGTGTTTATATAGACACAAATATATTACCAATGATTGGATCTGAATTAACATATAATGATGCGGCTAATATTGATGGTAGCTTACAAAGTGTTATATATTTTTCAGTTAATCATTTGTATTATAAAAATAAAAATCAACCTTATAATAATTTTGGTCAAACTAATTTAAATTTAATTAAAAAACATTTATATGAAACTGCTAGTATATTTTCATTTCCACAAAATAAAGTAGGAGAAGGAATTAAGTTAGGTTCATTTACATTGTCAGTTCCTGATACTGCTTCTTTTACATCTGACGAATATGGTAATATTAATGATACTATATTTGATACGAGTTCTATTATTTCTGATGTAAAATTTTATGAAGGATTTAATGAATATTTTGATACTACTAGAATTTTATATGAATCAAATAATATAACATATGTCGACGGAATAAATGCGTCAAATGGAGATCAATTACCAATTGGATTATCTGCTTATTTTACTGGTAGTTCGTATATAAAAAAATATATACCAGGAATGTATAATCGTGATAATAATTATTCTGTATCGTTTTATATATCTGGTGCAAATAGTTCAAATGATACGCAATTGATTATGACTAAAGCGTCTAGTTCAAATTCACCACAATATCCATTTAAATTAGAATTAAGTGGTAGCAATCAAATTATATTTTCAGTTGCTGGTACTAATGAATATTCAATGCAGATAACATCATCAATTGTAGCAGATCAGTGGCGGCATGTTGTTTGTGAAAAATCAGGAAGTTCTTTGAACATGTATATAGACGGAACTATACACTCTTCAGGATCTGATCCAGAATTATTAATAGCCCAATGTTCTCCAGTAACTGCATCAGATGCAAGAATTGATAATACAGATAATTTATATATTGGTGGTTTTGGAACTGGGTCATTTAATTTATCTGGTAAATTAGATGAAATACGAATATATAATAAATCATTAACAAATGTAGAAGTTGGATATTTAGCAGATCATACCGAAGGCGGGGCGTTTATTCAAACTGGTGTAGTTGGTAATATTTTTGAAAAACAAGGGATAGGAGTTATTTCTACTACGGATTATCGTTATCATAATATGATGAATTTTCCATTTACTGCATCATATCAAAGTACAGTTACAATACATGAATTAGGCGTAACTGCGAGATTAGATCAAGGAGAATTTAATATGTCTACTAATACAAGTCTTACAAAAGACGATAATGAATCATATCGTTGTTTTGTAGCGTCTAGTAGTTTTGCACCATATGTTACTACAATTGGATTATATAATGATATTGGTCAATTATTGGCTATAGGAAAATTAGCACAGCCAATTCGAAAACGTAATGATGTAGATGTTAATTTTTTAGTTAGGATAGATTTAGATAAAAAGTTAGTTAAATGATACGATTAAAGAAATTATTAACAGAATTAAAAGAGCAGGATATTCAACAGCTTCTTGACAAGATACAAAATAATGAATTTCGTTTTTTTGATCAGGGAGATAATGGTCGAGTATATGAAATTGATGGAGAAGATAAACTTTTTAAAATAACTACCGAATCAGATGAATTTGATATAGCAAGTACTATAGTTGGACGTTATTCTGAGTTTAGTACTTTTATTCCAGTATATTATGTAAATGAAAAAAAAATGTTGTATATTATGTCTAAGGCAGACCGGCTAAATGTTAATGACACTATTAATATAGAACAGTTTATGAAATTATATAAACAATATGCACGAGACATGGGAGGAGAAGTTTCTATATTTGATTATTTGGATGCAGAAGGCGGACGTGAAAACAATCAAGAGGTGATATCGTTTATTAGAGCATTACAAACAGATATTGGTAAAATGGATAACTTGTCTGGTGATTTAGCATTGGATTTAGATTTTAAAACGGATAATGTTATGCGTTGGCAAGGACGGTTGGTATTAATTGATTGGTAAAATTTAAAAATAGGATATTTATATAAAATGGATAGATTTACAAAAATAATATTAGAACAATATAAGTCACAAGCATCAACGTGGAAAGCGGGTGATTATGGCAGTATTAGATCAGAGCAAAATGCGAGTTTCACTGGATTATCACAAGTTCAATCTTTAGCAAACTCTAAAATTATTGACGAAAATTATCAATTTGTCATGATAATGGGAAAAAACACCCCGCCAATTGGAATGCCATTTGTTTTAAAAAATTTAAATCATGCACCGTATTGGAAATCTGAGGGAGGATATGTATACGTAGTTATGCAACCTATGTATTGGAATGGCAAAAATAATCAACAGATTAAGCAAGCTGAATATAAAAAATATAAAAAATCATATGTATCTTATCCAGTAGTTAGATTTCCATTAAAAAATTCAGATTTTAAAAATTTTGATTTAGATTCAAAAGTAAGTATCGATTTAAAAAAAATTGATAATAATTATACAATGAGTGTTGTTAAGTATAATAAATTATTGCAAGATATAACAAAGCAAAAAGCTGATAAAGCTGCAGCTGATGAAAAAGTAAAAGCAGATGCGGAGCTAAATAAGCAGAAGTACAATGCTGCTAAAGCAGAGTCTGTACAAATAAGAAATAAAGCCTCGGGTTCATTGTCTAATTCAATCGATGTTAACAATTTAACGCGTGGAACAATTGATACAAAAGCTTTTCAAGAATTAGTATATTTAGTGGCTCGGGGCCTTAACATCAGTGGCAAATTTGTAAAACAAATGCAACGGGAGCGGAGTACAGGATGGAAGGCAATTGCCAATTGGAACGGAGATATAGATCCTACTAAAAGTGAGACTTTGAAAGTTTTAGGTCAAATTAGTACTATATCAATTGGCGACAATGGTATGATTGCAGATTGGAATAACGATAAGAAACAGAAGGTAATACAAGGGTTAACGGCGTTAATGACATCGAGTGCTAATGAATCTATTAGTAGTGGTATTACGTCAACAAATTATTTTCAAGGCATTAATATGAATATAAAGTTAAAAGATTTATTGCAAGAACAAAGCAAAAATTTAATTAATGAGACTGATCATGATGAAGTAGATCCATATGCAGCACAACGCAAAGCTCAACAAAAAAAGGCTGCGGAAGCTGCACAAAAAGCTGAACAACAAAGAAAAGCTGCTGAAGCTGCGAAAAAAGCTGACCAACAAAGAAAGGCTGCTGAAGCTGCGAAAAAGAAAAATCCATGTGTAGACAAATTAGATATGGATTTAGTCAAACAAGTAATTCAATATTCATCCGGTCGAGGTGGTGGATTTCGTGGTAATGGAAATGAAAATTGGTGGTACCATGGAACGACGCCTATAAATAAAAATCAAAATGATTTAAAAAGCGGAATTTCCGCAATAGTTCATGATATGTGGGGATTGTATGTGTTAGCTGTAAATCATTTAGTAGCTGATTTTTGCAAGGCAGAAGGTGATGATGATTGTAAACCTAATTGGGCGAAAGTACAAGGTTTTGTAGGTATTTTAGATGATGATGCAGAAGCTGGTAAATGGTATTTTGGTAACAATTATCATACTGATACCAAATCTGAATTTTGGAGACGATCTGGTAAATATATAAAAAAAGCTAGTGAGTTAGGAAAAAAATACGGCACAGTTATTAAATCATGTGGAGCTACTAATCATGTAACTCTATATAATCAATGTAGATATGATAGTATTAATTATAATAATATAAGAGATGCTTGGCTAAGTATGCGAGGAAAGATGATATCCAGTTTTGATGCTAATGATAATGTAACATTTAAATTAGAATATCCTTCTGGAACAAATTATTATACCGTTAGTACTGATATTTAATAAAAAAAAAAGTTATATGAAAAAAAATCATTGGCATACTGCTGGTAGTAAAAAAAGACAAGCAGCTTATAAATACGGTTATAAATCAGGATTAGAATTAACTGTAGCAGAACAGATTAAATCAAACGATTATGATGTAAATTATGAAACTGAAACTATTCATTATACCGTTCCAGAATCAAAACATAAATATACACCAGATTTTGTGTTCACTAAAAAGAACGGCGAATTAATGTATATAGAAACAAAAGGTCGTTGGACAGCTACGGATCGTAAAAAAATGAAACATGTATTGCAATGTAATCCTGGTATGGATATAAGAATGGTGTTTCAAAATCCAAATCAAAAAATATCAAAAGCCAGTAAAACTACATATGAAGTATATGCAAATAAGATGGGTATTTCTAATGTAGCAAAAAAAGAAATACCTATTGAATGGATGGCGGAATGTTTAAAACCAGGCGAAAAACCACAAGATCCAAAACGTTTTTTCGTATAAGGTTTGATTTGTGAAAAAAAAATAATATATTCATTAAAATGATGTTAATTATTTAAAATGATTGATTCAGACTTGAATTGATCGTTAGACCATATATGTAATATATGTGTCTGACTATAATTAATTATAATAATATTATTAATTGGATTAATTGGATTAATTACAGTTATTTCTTATTATATAATATATGCAAAATCTTAAATTACTACAGTTACTGGAATCTGTCCTAGGTAAAGGTAAATCTACATCAGGTAATAACGTTGCATTTTTCTCCCCATTTACTTCACATTACAAGCCTAAATTAGAAATAGATATTAACACAACAAGTGAAGGTCAAAATGCTTGGCACTGTTGGATATCTGATAAAAAAGGTAGAAGTATAAACAGTTTATTCAAACAAATGAACTTGGGTAAACAATACTTTGAACAATTATCTCGCATAATTAAATCGGCAAAATATAAAAACTTTGACAATGAAGTTAAACATGTAGAAACAATATCATTGCCCGAAGAATATGTTCCTTTATGGAAACATAAAAAGACTCCTGACTTTCGTAATGCTATGTCATATTTAAAACGACGAGGAGTAACAATGTTTGATATTTTAAAATATAGAATTGGGTATTGTGAACGTGGAGTATATAATGGTAAAATAGTTATTCCTAGTTATGATTGTAACGGACAATTGAATTATTTTGTTAGTAGAGCATTTTATAATGCAGATAAATACAAACACAAGAATCCAAAGGTAAGCAAAGATATTATAGGATTTGATTTAACAATTAATTGGTCTGAGCCAATTATACTTTGTGAAGGAGCATTTGATGCAATTGCAATTAAAAGAAATGCAATACCATTATTTGGTAAAATCATACAACCTCAATTACAGAAAAAGATTATTGAAAAACGAGTCAAAGACATTTACATATGTTTAGATTCTGACGCCATTCGCAATGCATTGAGTATCGCGGAACGATTTATGGGTGAAGGATTAAATGTATATTTTATAGAATTAAAAGATAAAGATGCATCCGATTTAGGATTTCATCGTATAACGGAAATTATAGAGCAAACCAGAGTAATGACATTTGAACAACTAATGCAACTCCGAATGGGTATTTTATGGAAATAACAAAAGCAGATAAAATTTATCATATATCCGACGTGCATATTCGTACGTTGAAACGACACAAAGAATATCGACATGTATTTGAAAACATGTTTGAATATATTAATAAGACTAAAACTGAAAATAGTATAGCAGTAGTTACTGGAGATATTGTTCATAGTAAATTGGACATGTCCCCCGAATTAATTAGAATGCTTACTGATTTCTTTCGAGGATTCAATATTCCTACAATTGTTATTCTTGGTAATCATGACATGAATCTAAACAATTTATATCGTGAAGATGCATTGTCTCCGGTATTGGACATGATTGCTAATGACAATATTGTTTTTATAAAAGATAATGGAATATTTGATTTTGCTGGAATAACTTGGAATCATATGGCTGTTGATATTGAGCCTGCTCAATACATAAAAGGCGAAGACATTGTAACAGACAACTTGAAGATTGCATTACACCATGGTGCCGTGCATTCTGCTAAAACAGATATAGGATATGAAATATCCAATGAGCATGTTACTACTGACTTGTTTTCTGGACACGACATGACACTACTAGGTGACATTCATAAACCAGCTCAATTCTTAACAGAAACTATTGCATACCCTGGATCTTTAATACAACAAAATCACGGTGAAGCATTAGACCATGGAATACTTGTTTGGGACGTAGAAACACGCAAAGCTGAATTTGTAGAAATACACAATGATTATGGATATGTAACTATAGAAACAGAAGGCTCTCAAATTGTCAAGTCACCACATCGGATGCCTAACAAGCCTAGAATAAGAATCAAGTTCAATGAAACCAGTGCATCAGACATGAAACGATTGGTTACCATGATTCGTAAAAAATACAATGTTCAAGACATTACCATACAACGAACCATATCCGCACAAAACAATACTGAATCTGGAACTATTACGATTGGCAATGTTCGAGACGTTGAATATCAAAATACTCTGTTAACTGACTTTATTAACACTAAATTTCCACAAGCAACTACAGATGAGTTAGATGCAATAAGACATATTAATCGATCTATCAATTCTAAACTACCTGCAGTTGAATCAGTTCGTCATATAACATGGCATCCGGTATCATTTGAATTTGACAACATGTTTTCATATGGCTCTGGTAACAATGTAGACTTCAATAAAATGAGTGATGTCTGTGGTTTATTTGCTGCGAATACAAGCGGTAAGTCAAGTTTATTGGATGCTATAACATATACTATATTTGACAAATGCAGTAAAACAAGCAAAGCTCATGAAGTGTTAAACAATAAAAAATCTGGATTCCGCGGAGTGTTTAAATTTAAAATGAATGATGTTCTTTATACAATTGAACGTGTTGGAACAAAAAAGAAAGATAAACATGTAAAGGTCGATGTTAACTTTTATACTGAAACAGAAAATTTAAATGGCGATGAACGAAGTGATACAAATAAAAGTATACGTCGTTATTTAGGAACATATAATGATTTTATTTTAACTGCATTTTCTTTACAAGCAGATAATAATAATTTTATAGAAAAATCACAACGAGAACGAAAAGACTTGTTATCTCAATTTTTAGATATTACTGTATTTGAACAACTTTATCATTTAGCAACAGATGAAATAAAAGAGACATCAGGACGCCTTAAAGCATTTAAGAAAACTGATTTTGCAGAAACAATAACATCTACAGATGCTATTATAAAAAATAATGAAAAATTAATTACTGATACTAATAAAAAAGAATCGGATAAACAAGATAAAAGAAACAAATTGCAAGATTCTATAGTACAATTAATTGAAACAAAAAAGCCTACGAGTTACGACGGTGATGACATTAAAACATTACAGAAAGCTGAAACTGATTTAACTGAAAAAATAGAAGAACTTCAGCAAACAATTGAAGAAACAGAACAAACAATTTCAAATAATCAACGTAAAATTGATATCATTGAAAATGCGTTAAATGTACAAAATTACAATGTCGACGACTTAAAAGACAAAGACAAACAATTAACAGATACTGAATTTAAAATTGACGGTTTACGAGAAGAACTAAAAAAACAACAAAGAATAGTAAATGATAAGCAAACAAAAATTGAACATCTTGAAACGCACAAATATGACCCAAATTGTGAATACTGTGTGTCTAACGTTTTCGTGCAAGATGCAATTCAAGCCAAGAACGATATTGACCAAGATAGAAAAGTATTAACAGATATTCAAGATAATATTGAATTAAATAATATTATATATAATAGTTTAACTGTATATCGAACGCGCCTTGATGAATATAATCAATCAAATAGTAATATTGACACATATAAAAATAAAATTGAAATATATGAACTACAACTTCAAATCCATGAAAATGATCTTCAAACTAAAGAAACAGAATTAGAAAATAACATAGAACGGCAAGACTCATTTAAAAGAAATGAATCTGCGATAGTTTGGAATAAAAGTGTAGATACAACTATTAGTGAATGTAAAGGTAAAATTGATACAATTACCGGCCAGATAAAAACACTTCAAGATCAAATTAAAACTAATCATGGTGAAATACAAGTTGCTAAAACAAAAAAGAAAACAGCACTTGAGCAATTGGAAACATATCAGCAATTAGAAACAGAATATAAAGCATATGAATATTATTTAAAATCAGTTAAGCGAGATGGTATCCCATATGAATTAATATCAAAGGCAATTCCTAAAATAGAATCAGAAATAAACAATGTTTTAAATCAAGTAGTAGATTTTAACATGGTTATGAATACTGATGGTAAAAATATTAACGGATATATTATATATGATCAAGACAATTATTGGCCGTTAGAATTAACGAGTGGTATGGAAAGATTTATATCTAGTTTAGCAATACGAATAGCACTTATCAATGTTTCTGCTTTGCCTCGCCCTAATTTTATTGCAATAGATGAAGGCTGGGGTAGTTTAGATGCTGAACATATTTCTGCCGTTGCAAATCTATTTGATTATTTTCGAACTAAATTTGATTTTTCAATTATTATATCACACGTAGATACTATGCGAGATATGGTAGACAATTTAATAGAAGTAAATAAAACTGACGGATACAGCCAGATTCTTCATGTTTGATATTTATATAAAAAGTATATATATCCATGGAACGAAAAGAAGCAGTCTATAAAGGTTTAGAATTTATTCCAGTTTTTTATATAGATAAAACATTAACATCTCCAGACTATTTTCAGATATCAGAATTTCCATTACGACTTACAGCTGGAAAAAATCTTTTTAAACTACGAGGTCATCCTACAAATTTAACTACCGGCGGTATATTAAATATTGAGGTTTTAGATTATAATGGAGATACTATATATACTGAAGTTGTAGATTATATAGACGAAGATGAAAGTCGAGTAATTGCAATTTATATATACGAAGATACATCTCCAGGAGATTGTACTATTACATTGATTGCCGAAGCATCTGTAATACAAGATGTACCTGCGCCAATTGAATGGCAAGGTAAAGCAAATGTTAAATGGACAAGAACAGTTCCAATTAATCCAATGGTTTCTAATAATTCGGAAATAATATTTGAAACATTACCAACAGTTACTATATCTGAACAGATAGGAGTTCAATTAGATAGACAATATGCTACTACTCAGTTTCCTGTATATAGTACCGGTACAGTTAATTTTACATCCTTAAACGGACAACCAGTTGCGGAATTAACCGGCGGTACATTTATTACCGACATGAATACAGGAACCATTACTGTTTCATCTCCAGTAAATCCTACGCCTACACCTGCGTATCCGGTTGTTACCACACCTTACGTGTCGACGATTAAAAAGATATTAACTCCAACTACAGCTTTATTAGACAAAGAGTATACGGTGTATAGTAGCGAAAGTATATTTCCACATATATACTCAGAATTCAAAAATAGTTCATTTTCATTAACATATGAAGCTACTCCAACATATGTTGAAACAGAAAACTCACAATCATTTGCATATATTCAACTTGAAGGATTAGAACCAGCAACAGGTGATGTTAGTCGAACAAAAGTTTATACAAATAATAAAGGCACAGTTGGTACTTGGGAATTAGTTAATGATGTAGAATTAGAAGAAACAGAAATACTTGTTCCTAGCACATCTTCTTTGTTACCAGACATTAGTATAGGAGAATTAAAATCTCAAACTACAATCGACACATATTGGGAAGGTCATGTGTATACTGGGGCAACGGAAACAACAACTCCTACAACTAGTTCACAAGTAACAGAATTAGATGCCGCTGTAAAAATTGTTAGTGGTGTAGATATTACTCCAAATAATTATGTTGTAACATTTCAAAATAAAGATGCATATAAAGGAGTATTTATTAAAGACTCGGCATATAAAGTTACATTTGATGCATATGGAATAAAACAATCTGCAGACAATTTTGCAAACCCAGTTATAGCAGTATATATGTCCGGAAGCGCTTTCGATGGAGACACTACTGATTTATTCAACCAAGAGTTACCAAAACAATTGGGAAAACGTGTTGGTGAAATACGAATGAATGGGGAGTCCCAAGTATTTGACAATAAAACATTTAGTTTTAATGCTGATGGAACTGGTCATGGTAGCATAATATTTGTAATAGAATCTGGACAATGGCAATTAGCAGATGCGCACGTAACAACAGATAATGATGTTGGCTATACTCCTAATTATACTAGAATAAAAACATTTGTAGAAACTACACATAAAATAGACAATCAAATATCTTTTAAAGTAGAATATTATAATGTAGACGGAGTTGCTAGTAAACAAATAACATATGTATATGACAAAGATTGGGAAGGTGGTAATCGTTATGTCGACGGTGATTTTTCAATGCTTACTGGATCTTTATATGTAGCAGATTCATTGAATAGTGGAGTAGCTATAACAGGTAATGCAGGAACAGGGTTTGTTAGATCGTTAGGGTATGACGGATTTGCTGCAGGATACCCTGGATTTCTTCTTTGGAGTGGTAGTGCGTTACAGGGAAGTGCAGGAACAAAAGG